AAATTGCCAGCTAAGGGATATTTGTCACCGCGTTCGCCTTCAAATGAAAAGCCTTTTTTCTCTTGATCTTGCTTATATATAAGTTTAATTACGTCTAAAGTAGCCATTTGTAAATCTTGTGGAACATCACTAGATTCATAGCCAGCTCTATATTCTACTTTAACACCAGAAGGAAAAGGAGCAAAAGATGGGGGTCCAGCTAAAGTTAAGGCAGGATAAGAATTACGAAGTGTAGGATAAGTACCTCTCACTCCAACACCTCCCACGTCTCTAGTCACCTCTCCCATATCGCGTGTAAAGTTATACTCATTTACAGCATTGTGCACGTCTTTTGCCTCAGTAGCACCCTTTTTACCATCAAAATGTATTAACGTTACGGTATCACCGTCTGGTCTAAATCTTTTTGTTGGAGTGTTAAAATCAGCAGAATATCTTGCTTTTTCTGACACTCTTAGTTCATCTATATATCCTACGAAATCAGTTCCAATCCTTACATTTGTAGTGAAAGAGTTATTACTTACGGCAAAAGTTTCACCACTTGATCCTGTTATGTTATTACCGTTGTAGAATAAAAACATTTTTTGTGTTTGAGCATTAAATGATGCAGCTACGTGTGCAAACTCTCGTTGTCCAAACTGTTGTGTCTGTATATTAGTATTAGCACCAGTAACTGTTGTCGCACTTCCGCTAATTGTGCTATCAATTTTCAGACCACTTGTTCCGTTTGTAGAAAATTTTAAAGAATTTGTCGCATCCGTGTTAATTGAAAATAGCTCCTGTACAGGCAGACTCGAGCCGTTGACACGAATAAACATCTCGATGGTAAAATCACCCTCTTCAAATTCTAACTGTTCAGGCACAGTACTGGAAATAACAAAATCACTAGCGCCTACCTCTAAAGATGAAGTTCCAAAACGTTTAACTTTTGTATTTAGATGAGCATCATTTATAAAAGACAAACTCATCTCGTCGCCTTCTGAAGGATTAGGTCTTCCTATGGTAGAAGGATCATCTAAAACCTTATCAGTCACTCCATCAAATTCAGTAACCTGATAAACATTCGATAAAGGTAAACGAGAGACCATGACAGAAGATTTTCCTCCATCAAAAACTTCAACATAATCATTAGCTAAGATTTCTTGACCAACATAATGCTCGACCATGCCGGTAGCATAGCTAATCACATTAGCTATTCTGGCATCCTGACCTGTACTAGAGATCGACAGATAATCTTTTACCTGCTCCATAGTAACAAAAGGATATTTACCCATACTCTCTTCAAATCTATCTACCATAGAATTCCCCTTTATTTATATTCAGAACCAGAAGGTAAGGAATCGTCATCTTCTTCCCACTCTTCTTCCTCTTCTTCGTCTTCCTCTTCTTCGTCTTCCCACTCTTCTTCATGCTCATGTGGTTCGTCACCACCCTCATGTGAGTGCTCAACGCCGTCATCATGACTATGCATCATAGGATCTTCTTGTCCCCAGTGTGACAGCTCCTCTTCTGCTAAATCTTCACTATATCCATGACGTAGAAGCCAAGTTTTAGCAGCTTCTCTGTCTGTTATATCTTCAGGAATAATAGTGCTCATAGTTTTCTCCTTAATATAGAAAGGGAGGCGTTGTCCGCCTCCCCCAAGTGTAGTCAAAATGTAGCTAGTTAGTATTAACCAGCTTCAACTGTCACAGCGTAAGGATACTTAGTTGCATCCAGAGCGTTGCTTGAGTTTGTAGTCATTGCTTTAAAGTCAAGGCGTGTACTCATGTACATGGCGGTGACCTGCTGACGTGGTTCATACTCGCTCTCAATCTCGATTCCGCGACGTTCTGCGATCATGAATCCAGGCTTGTAGAGGAGGACACCCAGATCGTTGTTAGAGGAACCAACGTTATCTAAGAACTCAGTAATAGCAATCGGAATACCGTAAACGGCACCGACAGAACCAGTGAGGTAAGTAGCGTTTGGACCAAACTTATCAACAGTCTGGAAGTCTGAAGTTGTTACAAGGTTATTGTAACCTTCAATAGAAGTAAGGTATACCAAGTCGTTTCCAAGCTGGAGACCATACTTGCCGAGCTTTGTACGAGCAGCTGCGATATCCGTTGGATCAGCTTTATCGTTAGCTCCGCCTGTGTCCACAGTCAGGCCTGCGCCTACATCACCAGTCAAGTTAGTAATACCTTCAATGACTGAAGCATAACCAGTACCAGCGCTAATTGCATTGGTTGGTGAGGCTGTGAAACCTGAGAGTGCACCTGTACCACGAAGGATTGACTTATCAAGCGCTCGTGCAAGACGACGAGTCGCTGCAGCACGCAAGAAGTCGAGCAGAGGAAGAACGGTGTCTTCTTCTTCGTCTTTGGCAAGGTGTGTAGTAGCCATAAATTTATGTGGCGTAAAGTCTACAGAGCTGATGGTGTTCTGATTAGAAGTAGGAACACGGGTCGAATCTGCAATGCCAGTAGCAAAGGTGCCAGATGCAAACTGTGCTACATCACCGTCAGTATCTTCGTCTGCAACTGGTACGCGGAAAGTCTTTGCGTCCACTGCGAGACGTTGGAACATTGGTGCAACTACAAGCTGCTGTTCCATCTCTGTATAGATGTTATTTGAGAAGTTGCTAAGGAACTGATCTACAGTTGTAACAGCTTTCATACGCTGACCCATCTTTGTATCAAAGACGTCACGCTTATTCAGGAGCTTCGCTACGAGTACAGCGTTTGCTTGGTCTTTTTCAGAGAACTGCTGCTGTGTGCGGCTGCTTTCTGCATAGGCCATTTTTGAACGCTGAAGTGCTGCGATCTCTTCCTGGTATTGTTTCATCTGAGCTTGCATTTCTGCAACTTTCTCAGACTCTTGTGGGGTATATGCAGTAGGTGCATCACCCTTAACCAACATTTGCTGGTCTGCTGCCTCTGCCTCAGCCATAATTGCTTCACCGGTTTTTTCTACCAGCTCGGCTACTTGAGGTTCAGACACTTGAGCTACCGGAGCAGCTTCTTTTTTGATCTCTACAGCCGCACTCTTTTCAGTTGCGCCTGTTTCGAGAACGATTGGTGTATCAACGACTTGCTCAGCCATTTCTTTCTCCTTTGTAGAATGTGTGTGAAGCTCTTTAGACTGATCAACAGATCCTTCATCTTCACTAGCTTTGTTTTCGATTTTTTCGACTTGTGAAATATCGTCTGCGTTCACATTAAGAACATTATCACAGTCATTGCCTTTAGCGTCAACCTCTAAAAATTTATAGATTGGGCTTTGGCCAGTAGCGATCTTAGTTACTCTAAACATTTTTTCGTTATAATTTACTAAGTCACCATGTTGAAGTGAACTTGCGTCGTCGGAAAGCATGTTAACAAACGGAATTGACTCATTAGGGTCGCGAGCTTCAAGCACCTCTTCCTCTTCGTCCTTTTCCATTTCCTCAACAACTTCCTCGGTTTCAGCTTTAACTTCAATCTCTTCGGCAGTAGTTTCAACTTCTGCCATTTCTTTCTCAGTTGTGGTCTCTTCAACCTCAGCTTCAATTTCTTCGGCTTTAGTTTCCACAACATCCTCAGATTTTGAGTTACTCATTGCTTCCTCCTCGGATGGAGACATTGGACGTTCATTAACAACTTCGCCCTCCTCCATATCATGAATTGGAACACCCATCATAGTGATTTCGTGATTATGAGCCGGTTCTCCGGCCTCCATCACTACGCCACCAATGATTTTGTGTGCATGGTTTGACATATGAGATGCGTATGTTGTGACACCATTACCACCTTCGTCCATTTCGACGGTGTGGTAATGACCCATGCTCACATCGGTAATTCCTGCTTTGATCTTACGCATCATCTTGATTTCTTCTTCATTGGCTTCTTTTAGAGATTTTTTAAACTCCTCAAAATCAGAGTCATTATCAAACGATTTACGAATTGAAAAAAGTGACTCTTGGTTACAAGGAACAGAAACTACAGAAATTTCTAATAGTTCAACGTCTGTAATAAGCATTGAATCGTCTTGATTATTATACTTACCGTCTTTTACTCTAAAACCTACTGAAAAGCTTTTTAAGGCTCCATCCTTGATTAAAGTCTGAACGCCGTGATTTTTTTCAGCTGCTTCTGAGACTGCGGCCTCTACATGAATTCCTTTTTTATCTACTGTAATCTGCTCTACACGACCGATTGGGCAGTCGTGTTTATGCTGATATAGTAAAACAGGATTTTTTCTGTAATTATCTACGCCTTTAGCCCAAGCTTCTGCAGTAACAACATCGTTAGAACGATCTTTCGCAGTGGTATTAGCGTAGCCAGCAATCTTAATAGATTTACTTTTATTACTGAGAGCTTTAGTCTCGAAGGAACTGTTGAGATAAAAAGTTTTGTTCATTTATTCTTCCTCATTTCCTTCAGGGTTTTCCCCTTCAAGTGGTCTTCCACCCTGGGTAGTATCAGTCGCACTACCTGTTATGTTTTGTGGTATTCTTATGGTATCATTATTTTCAAGTTTTGGAAATCTTAATCCGTCACGAGCTTCATTTGGGGTGATAATTCCTGTATTTACGAGAGTTGAATAATAGATTGCCTGAGGTCTATTATCTGGTTGAAGTGCTGGCACCTTCAGTCTGTCTGGTCTAATAGATATACCGCCATTAAAGAAATGTGAAAAGGCTGAACAGAATTGAGTGAGCATTGGGACAACTGTGTGAAGGTAAAATAATTTTTGATTAGCATCAATATTAGCATTATTACCTGACTTTAAAAGTACATAAGGCACGCCTAGTGCTTTTGCCATATCCTGCTGAATTCTCTCAATAGAGTTTTCAAAATCTAGTTGTTCAAAAGACTTGGTAGAGAACTCGTCAATTTTTAAACCTCCATCTAAAATAGCAGGATTACGTGCGCCATCAAAGATAGTAGTGTAAGTTGATCTCCACGCCTCAAGCAGTCTTTGTTTAACTCTTTGAGATAAAATTGAATCAGTAGTCAGGACAAAACCTGGAACAGCATTATTTTTGAAAAACTGTCTTTGAAACTTAATCATGTAGTGATATAACTCAATCAATTTTAAACAAGGTTTAATCTTAGATGTGCCACGAAAGATTGATAAGTCATTTTCAGCCATAATATGAATAATTTCATTAGGAGCAAACTGAATTGATTCTTGTTTTTTACTCTGAGCACCTCTATTAAAACCAAAAACATCAGATC